TGGGAAGGATACGATACATATAATTTTCAATCATTTGATTCTCTAGCACAACAAAAAGGACAGTCAGCAGCATACAGTACTGGAGATGGATTTGGAGGAATGGATGAAGCATTTAGATTACAAGGAGTTAATTTTCCTAAAACACTGAATATAATGGAGAATTTTGATCAAGGATTTTACTCTGGAGAGATAGATTTCTTTGACATTACTGACTGTGAGGTGGATACTTATAGGTATAATATTAAGGATAATTATGCAAAATGGGAGAAAGTTGCTGCACAAAAGGACTTACCTGTTCTATATAAAGAAGCACTGTCTGACGTATCAACACGTACTATGACAGTAGCATACACTAAAGATTTGTTTCTTGGGTCTGATGAGGACAACACTAACGATAAGTTAATGTTTCTTGAGACCGTTGGACAAGCGGTTAGTAGATTTGGTGTTTTCACTAGTCAAATATTAACTGCTAGTTGTATGTCAAACCTAGAACTACGTGCTGGCAACATAATTTCAATAGAGATATATGGTGCAGACGGAGAGGTTGACAAGAACCAATCTGGACGTTATATACTCTTTGAGTTGCGTCATATCGGAACTGGTGCTAATATGAGAACAAATCTCACACTTGTACGAGATTCTTTCGGAGTTTAAAACTTATGCAAACTATAGAAGATCACATTCAGCATGATAAAAAGATCTTAGAAGATCCACTAACTAATCCTGCTGCAAGAAGACATTACAAAGAAGAACTACATGAACTAGAAGTTTATGCAGATCATCACAAAGAAGAGATCGAAGCAGGTGATCATCACGATCCTAATGCTTTAGAATTATTCTGTGAAATGCACCCTGATGAACCTGAGTGCCTGGTATACGATGATTAATGGCAATTGCTAATACACTAGAATCAAATTATTGGTTTGGAGCACAAGGAAATCGTCTTTGGGTTGGTCAAGTCGAAGGGGATGGTGCTATTGATATAGATCATGAAGATCTTGTTGATAAGCAAGAAAATAATAGAATAAAAGTAAGGATCATGGGTTATCATGCTCGTGATAGACAAACCTTACCACCTAAGGATTTACCTTGGGCAACTGTTATGATGCCTACTAGTGCTCCACAATGGCACAAGAGTCAAGGTGCTATTCATGGACTAGGAATTGGTGCATGGGTCATTGGTACATTTATGGATGGAGAAAGTGCCCAACAACCTTTGGTTTTTGGGTCTCTTGGTGTGGTTGAAAAAGGTAATACCTATGCTGATGTAGCAGGTAATTTAGGATTAAGTAATAACTATGAACCAACACGTGCAGACACTGCTGCTAATAATAAACCTGCAGAAGGTCAAGGTACAGTAGGACCCTCAGGTAGAGGAGAACAAACAGGTAAGAATAGTACCAATGATAAACAGCAATTAGATATAGAGAAGATTACATTTTCAGTATCAAATGGAAAATGTGGTCATAGACCAGAATCTGAGTTTCAAAGAATACTTGGTGAATTATTTACAAAGAAACGTCGTAATGATATAGTTGGAGATACCTTAATTGACAAGGTAACTGGTAAGATAACCAATAAGGATGAACTAACAAGATCCTATGTATCAAGATTACAGCAAGTTTCTAATGGTATTTTAGGTGATGCTAAACAAGTAATACTATATGAATTAAAGAAGTTCTTTCAAGAGAATGTTCTCACACCATTAACTAAAGCACTAAATTTAGATCCTGATAAAGATCCAGAAGTTGTATTTAATGCTAGTGAAATATTTGACACATTTATGGATATTGTTAAGTGTCTCTTTGACAATCTTGCTAAACAATTGTTAGGAACTCTTACTGACATGGTTCATGACTTATTTGATAATATACTTAATGCTGGTTTCTGTGTTGCTAGAGATTTAACTGAGTTATTAGTATCATTAATTGGTGATGGTATTCAAGCAGCATTAGATGCAATCAGCAATGCAGCATCAATTATAGAATCAAAAGGAAGTTATGAAAATGGATTCTTAGATAAGTTAGGAGATACATTACAACAGTTCTGTAATATAGATTTTTCTTGTTATACAGGAACTGGAGAGTATACAACTAAAGAAGGAGATAGACCAGATAATTTTGTTGATTCATTATTTAATAGAGTAGAATCATTTGGAGATAATGTTGTACCATCATTATTTGGTGATGCTTCTTTCTTTAAAGATATGGATAGTACTAGAATTAAAAATGGTGCTAAAGCAACTGATAGATTAATAAACTGTTCTAAAGCAAACGATACATTAATACCTGCATTTCCTAATACATTCTTTACTGGTTGGCAAGGAACACCAGGATCTGGGATAACTCAACCAAAAGCAATACCTGCAATTAATCATTTTGGACAGGTTGTTGGTATTAATGTTACTAATGGTGGTAGCAATTTAAAAACACCGCCAAGTGTTTCTGTAATATCTTATGCAGGTTATGGTGATGGTGCTACAGCACTATCAAGAATAAAAGATGGAAAAGTAGTAGATGTAGTTGTTACTAAAGGTGGAGGAGGTTATCCATATTTTGATGGATCTGTATCTAACAATCCTTTAAAACTTGACGATAATGGAGATCCATTGTATGATCAAATGTATGGTATAGATGTAGAGAATCCATTCTGGATTGGTATTATAACTTTTGCTCAACCACCTGCAATATTCAATGCAGGATATGGTTTAACTGCTGGCACCAAAGTTTGTGTCAAGAAGGGTAAGAAAGAAACTGCTAATCCTATTTTACCAGAGTTCCATCCTATAATGGACAATGGTAGATTAGTATCACTAAAGGTAATTAAAGAGGGATTTGGGTTTACTGCTCAACCTGAGATATATCTTTGTGGTGAAGGTGACGTTGGTGGATTACGATCTGCTGTAATAGTACCAGTAATTAACTATGTTCCTAGAAAAGATGTTGAAAATTACATCACAGATTATGCTAGATATCAAACAATCATTGATTGTGTCGGTCATCCTGGAGATCAATAATGGCAATAGATCCTAAGACACAAGAAGTATTAAATTTTCTCGCTGAAAATAATGACGGTGGAGAAAAGAGATATCCTTATAATAGAACTACACAATATTCATGTGGTCATAAAATAGAGTTCTATGAAGAGAAAGGTGAAGAACATATACAGATAAGACATGGGACTACTGGGTCTTATATTAAGATGTATCCTACAGGTGATATACAAATTCATTCACCTGCAAGAGATATAAACATTGTTGCTGCTAGAAATATTCATGTCAAAACTGGTGAGAAAGTAGACACAGAACAAAAGGATGCCAGTGATAGATTTGTATTACATGTAGTTGGTAATGCTCACCTTGATGTTGAAGGTGATATGCATACTCATGTACGTGGTAATAGACATGATAAGGTAGATGGTTTATACACACTTGATGTTGGTGATAAGTATATCGTTAACATGGCAGAGGGTGGTGTAAATGCTAGAGGAACATATCAGGTAGATGTAAACAAATACAATTTAGATGGTGCTTATTTATTTCGTAATTTAAAGAAAGGTGGAGTTATGAAAGATTCCTTTGATGGAACATATATCATTGAACAAACAAGTAAAGGAGGAGTTCTTCAACTTAAGAGTGAAGGTGATATGCAAATAGATGTTAGGGGTCATATGAGAACAACTGTTAAGAGTAATTCAATAAATGATATAACTGGTAAAGTTGAGTGGAAAGTA